CGGAGCTCCAGCCGGAAGTAAACGTCCTGCTGGACGCTATTGCAGAAGCAAATTTCATCAAATATTGCCGTTCGGGCATTGTTTGACAACCCGGAGGTTCTATTTTGGTGAAACGCTTTGCAATGGCGGCGACTGTACCGTTTCAGCTTCTAATTGAGGCTGTCACGGCGTTGATTCGGATCGTTTATGAAGTCTGGATTAACAGAAAACGCTAACCCAAACCCGCTGGTCGCCTTTACGGGACCGGCGGTAGCGATTGATGTGCCATTCAGTGACATACTGATGGGGTAAGAGCCTTATTTGGTTGGAGGCCTAGATGAAAATCAGACCTGAAAAGCCAAAGGAGCCTAGGCAATCGTCTAGCACATCTTCTGAGCAGGCAAAGCTCAAGGAATTTCTGGTGGATAACTCTGATGTAATAGAGTATCTACTGGCCATTCTTGAAGATGCACATCAACAATTAACTCATTATCGGCATGCTGACTATCTTCGCGATGTAGCAACTTTGCGTCGCAGATACGAAAGCGAAGGACTTAGTTTTGCAACTAAGACACTTCCCGAGCTCTTTACGAATTTTTTGAAATTCCTAGAGACCGGTAAACCATCTTACCCCTCGTTCAAAACGGTGAGAGGCGGAAAGCACCCCGTATTTCTACGGCAGCTATTCGCTATGGTTTCTGAGTGCCATGATGATGTATCCTGTACGACCGCAATGGCATGTTTATACCAATTGTGCCACGCCTTCAAAAAATTCCGAGGGCCTTACAGGACAAGTACGCTCCAAAATCAGCTTTGGGGATTCGTGGAAGATGATATCGAATTGAAATATATCGATTTCTTCGCTGAACCGCTGTATCCGATTTTGTGTAAAGCTAGGGCAATGGTTAAGGACCTATTCGAAGGTTTCGACCTCGAATCTGACCCTGACCTTTTTGTACCTACACCGGGATCGGGTGCAACGAACACACCAACACGAAAGAATGTGCGATACCGGCCGCATGTTCTGTACGAACAATTGGACGAGGTTTTCCCATACTACGAGTGGTATTTTTCCCACCCATGGGACCTTGTAACGGATCCTAAGCTCTATCAGAGCTTAAGGCGCATTTGCGCGCCCTCTTCTCGGTTCAAGTTTGTTCCAAAGACTTATGGAAAACCGAGGGGAATATGCATAGAGGAATTGGAAACACAACACCTGCAGCAGGCACTTAAACGTGCGCTGTACGACCGCTTGGAGTCACACCCGCTTACTAAGGGGTTTGTGAACTTTACCGAGCAGTCTGTCAACCGCAGGCTGGCATTGGAAGCATCCAACACGAAACGGTTTGCTACCCTGGACATGTCGGCGGCTTCAGACAGGGTGTCTAGAACTCTCGTGAGATATCTTTTCCACGATTGTCCTGACATGTTGGACGCGCTGATGGCAACATCTACGCGTACCATTAGCCTGCCCGAGGGAATGATCGAATTTCCCACTGATTTACCTTGTGAGAAGTTCGCCCCTATGGGCTCTGCAACGTGTTTCCCGATTATGGCTCTTGTTCATTTTGTTCTGATCAAGGCCATTCTTACTCTTAGCCAGCTCCC